GGATGGGTGCCCGCGAGATGTCCAACGCGGCCAAGAAGTACCTGCTGACGATCAACGGCAACGAGGCGCTGATGAAGCGCATTGAAACTCTGGAGTCCACGGCAGGCAACCGCATCAAGGAACTGGAGGAGCAACTGGCCGAGGCCCGTAGCGCTGCGATGGTCACGAGCAAGGACGACCCCGACCTGAATGAAGCCCCGCGCACCAAGGCGCCCCTGCGCCGTCGTTAACAGGAGCCGCGAGCATGCCCTACCAGATGACAGACTTCTCGACGCTGGCGAACGTCATCCAGACGGTGTGCTCGCTGCTGTCCCTGCCCAGCCCTGCGGACCCGGCAGGCAGCACCGACAGCAACGTCGGCCTGATGAAGACCGCCGCGAACATGGCGAGCCTGGAGATGCTCAATGCCTATGAATGGTCGCAACTGACCAAGATGGGCGAAATCATCGTTGAGACGGCGGTGCCGCCGAGCCCCGGCGAGGCCACCGAGACGGCCTTCCCGCTGCCCGAGGACTTCTACCGCTTCATCGACCAGACCCAGTGGAACGGGGCGATGCGCTTCCCCGCCGTGGGGCCCGTTGCACCCCAGGGCTGGATGACCTACATGGTCTTCCCGATCAGCGCCAACTTCACGCTGACATGGCAGATCAGGCAGCGCCAGATTTACTTCCTCAACGCGCCCGCGCCGCCCGGCCAGCCCTTCAGGTTCATGTACCTGTCGCGTGCGCTGGTGCGTGACGCCGACGACCCCACGCTGTACAAGAACGTCGCCAGCAAGAACGGCGACATCTTCCAGCTTGACGGCATCCTCATGTCGCTGCTCACGCGCATCAAGTGGCTTGAAGCCAAGGGCTTCGACAGCGCCGCAGCGGTGCGCGACTTCCTGCTGGCCTTCGACTCGCGCATCGGCGCCGAGAAGGGCGCCAACATCCTCAACATGGCCGGTGGCCGTCACGACTACCCGTACATCGGCATCGGCAACCTGCCCGAGGCCAGCCTGTACGGCATGCGGCAGAACTGATTACTGGTAACGAAATGGCCGTCGTCCTTCCCCCTGGCTGGGTCATCAATCCGCTGGTCGAGCACGTTCCTGACCCGAATTTCCCGGGCATCCTGGCCGGGCCCGGCTTCACGCGCCTGACCTACATCTGCACCGATCAGAACGGCCAGACCGTCTGCGCCAGCGGGGCCCTGGAGGACTGTGAAGCCCAGGCCTTGACGGCGGCGCAGTCGCGCACGCAGCAGCAACCCTACGACGAGGCCCTCTGATGCCCATCCAGGCCTACGCCCACCCCCGCCGCACGACGCCGCGCCGCAGCACGCAGACGCGCAACCACTTGGCCTTCGCCTACCCGGCGCCGCAGAAGGGGATCAATACCGCGCAGCCGCTGCCCGGTGGCGATCCGATGACGGCGATCCGGCTGGAGAACCTGATCCCTCGTGCCCTGGGGGTGCAACTGCGCCGGGGCTACCTGCGCTGGCAGTCCAACCTCGACGGCGAGGTGCGGTCCTTCCTGAAGTACCAAGCGCCCAACGGCACCGAGGAACTGTTCGCGGCCACCAGCGAGGGCAAGATTTACGACGTCACGCTGCCGCTGCCGTCGGTCACGGTCCCGGTGCCCGTGGCGACGGTGATCAATGGCGCGCCGCCCGGCGAATGGACGTCTCTCAACTTCGTGACCGGCGCGGGTGTGCATGTCCTGGTGGCCGTGAACCCTGGGGGTGGCTACTGGATTTACGACGGCGCCAACTTCATCCAGATCACGCTGGGCGCTGGCGCCAATCAGGTCAGCAACATCGACCCCGACACGTTCGTCTTCGTGACGGTCTTCAGGAATCGGCTCTGGTTCCTGACCGAGAACAGCGCGAGCGCGTGGTACCTGCCGCTGGGTGTGTACTTCGGGGCTGCTATCGAATTCCCCTTCGGCCCGATGCTGCCCAACGGCGGGGCCCTGGCGGCGCTGGTCAACTGGACGTACGACGGCAGCGGCGGCGATGGCGCGGGCACCAGCGGCGGCGGCACCATGAACAGCCAACTGGTGGTGATCAGCGAGCAGGGCGACGTCCTGGTCTACGGCCACGCCGACGCCGTCAACCCGACTCTGTTCCAGGGCGTCGAGGGCCGCTGGTACGTGGGCCGTGTGCCGGTGGGCAGGCGCTTCTTCAGCACCTACATGGCCGACGTCATCATCCTGTCCGAGCGCGGCATGTGCTTCATGTCGGAACTGATGCGCGGCCAGGGCTTCTTCACCAACGTCGGCAACGCCCAGGCGATCAACAGTTCGCTGGCGGGCGAAATCTCGCGCTCGCTGGACACGCGCTACTGGGAGGTGGTCTTCCTGCCCAGCCAGCAGATGGTGGTGATCAATCGCGCCGAAATCAACGTCGAGAATCTCCAGTGGGTCTACGAGGTGAACAACCGCGCCTTCGCCATGCTGCGCGGCATCCCGATGCTGACCCTGGCGCAACTTGGTAGCCGCGTTTACACGGGCGATCTGGATGGCCGTGTCTGGCAGGCCTTTGAGGGCAACTCGGACGGTCACGTTGACGACATCCCCGGGCTCGACTTGGAGGGCATCGTCGTGACCGCCTTCCAGGCGCTGGGCGATCCGGTGCGCGTCAAGCGCTTCCTGATGGCCCGGCCCAGCTTCATCTCGCAAGCAGCCCCGGGCGTCATGGTGCAGATGAATAACGAATGGAACCTGGGCATCACGGGCGCCGCGCCGCCGTACTTGGCCGCTGGCGGCAGCTTGTGGGACTCGGGCCTGTGGGACGTCGCGGTCTGGTCGGGTGAGGGATCGTCCTACGAGTACTGGGCGGGCGTCACTGGCACGGGCCGCTACGGCTCGCTGGCGCTGCGCGTGCGCGGTCCTGCTGACCTGATCTTCGTCGGCTGGCAGGCGCTGGTTGAAGCCGGGGGCATCTTGTGATCACGACGCAAGACCAAGCCGCCCTGGTGCAGTGGCTCTGCGAGCGCATCGGCCTGACGCCTTCGTACGACATCAGGGCCATCGGCAGCTTGTCCTTCGTTGACCAGTCGCTGCGCGGCGTCGTCGCCTACGACGGGTTCAACGGCGCGAGCGTCGTCATGCACATGGCGGGCGAGCCCGGCTGGCTCGACAAGACCGTGCTGCACGCCGCCTTCGACTACCCGTTCCGGGTGATGGGCTGCAATCAGGTGCTGGCCTTCGTGCCGAGCGGCAACGACGTCGCGCTCGACATCGACCAGCGCCTGGGGTTTGAGGTGGTGGTCGAGCTTGAGGGGGCGCACCCCGATGGCTCGCTGTTCGTGCTTCGCATGAAGCGCGAGAATTGCAAGTGGATCGCGCCCCGGCGCACGCACTGAGGAGCCTCACATGGGCAAGAAATCCAAGCCGCCGCCAGCACCCGACTACAAGGCCGCTGCCGAGGCGACAGCCGCATCGAGCCAGCAGGCGCAGACCAGCGCCGACTGGGCGAATCGGCCCGACCAGACCGACATGTACGGCAACAAGACGTCGTGGCAGTCGCAGTCGGTGATCGACCCGGCCACGGGCAAGGCGGTCAACAAGTGGTCGCAGAGCACCCAGTTGTCGCCGCAGCAGCAGGCCGCGCTCGACCAGCAGATGGGCATCCAGACCGGCCTGATGAACACGGCAGGCGGCATGCTGGGCCGTGCAAACGAAGCCGTGTCCAAGGACTTCGACTGGGCGGGCTTGCAGCAGGCCGGTGCCGTGCCGATGGCCCGCGAGACGGGCGGCGCGGGCCAGGGCCTCATGAGCGGCCTGGATACCCAGTCGCTGGGCGCGATGCCCAGCGCCGACGCCGCCGAGCGCCAGCGCATCGAGGGGGCCCTGTTCGACCGCATGCAGCCGCAGCACCAGCAGGCCCAGGAAGGCCTGGAGGGCCAGTTGGCGGGCATGGGCCTGACCCGTGGCAGCGAGCAGTGGAACCGCGAGAAGCAGCGCCTGGGTGACCAGCAGTCCCGCGAGCGCTTCAACGCGCTGGAGATGGGCGGCAGCGAGATGTCGCGTTTACACGGCATGGGCATGCAGAACCGGCAGCAGGGGTTCAACGAACTGATGGGCGCGGGTCAGTTCCAGAATCAGGCCCAAGCCCAGGGCTTCGGCCAGAACCTCGCGGCCAACCAGCAGAATTTCGGCCAGGACTTGACCCAGGCGAATTACCAGAACCAGTTGCGCCAGCAGCAGATCGGAGAGCAACAGCTTGCCCGGCAGATGCCGCTCAACGAACTGAATGCCTTCATGTCGGGGCAGCAGGTCGCTTCGCCGCAGTTCAGCAACTTCAACACCAGCACTTCAGCCGGGGGCGTCGATTACTCGGGCGCGGCGGGCCAGCAGTACAACGCATCGATGGACGCCTTCAACGCCAAGCAGGCCCAGGGCCAGGGGCTTATGAGCGGCATCGGCACGCTCGCGGGCGCTGCGGCGACGGCCTTCTGACCATGAAAATCCTCCAGTTCTCCGGTGGCCTCGACTCTCTGGCGTGCCTGCTGCTGTTGCAGGACGAACCGGGGCTGCATGTCGTCTCGGTGCTGACCGACGGCGCCTACGGCAGCACCGTCG